CCCGTATTTCTTTCAATATCTTACTTTTTTCAGACAATGTATACTTTGATATTGGGTTCTTTGACTTGTCTTTGCTCCATAAAAGACAGTCATCGAGTGTGAGAGGTCTATGTAAAAATGATTTATTAGGTGCTATTTTCTTTTTTGAATCACTCATTACTCTATTATAAGAAACTATCTTATCTTTTCGAAACCGAGAATAATACTATTCGCATTTTCGATGATTTTCTGTCTTTCAACATTATGCTTTTTAATATGATTAATAGTCTCTTCGTATGTGAACCACTTCAGTGCTCTTACTTCTCTCATTTGTTCAACACAGTTATAGTCAAGAATAACATTCTTGTCCATAGATTTCATTTTTGCAAGATAGTATGTATGTTTATAAAGAATATTATTTGTTCCAAAAAATATTTCTTCAAATGGAACAACTTGATCTAAAACTTCAATATCTTCACTTTTTAACCTGGTTTCTTCGCAAAACTCTCTTACTGCGCAATCAAAATCTCTTTCTTTGAGTTTTCTCCTTCCTTTTGGAAATCCCCATTCTTGTTCAATATTTGTAGTAAAACTATTTTCTAATAATCGTTTCAAAATATTTGTCACAAGCAATGTATCAAATTTCTGTTTCGAATCAATATATTCTGCTGTTTGCTTAATATGCGTTGTATTATTTTGATACCAAGCATAAACCCAAATTTCATCAAATGATTTTGTTCTCAATAATTGACGTTCATTACTCGTCATACAATTTAATAATTTTTTTAAATACCTAATATCATTAGTATTATACTTTCCTCTTATAAATTCCATAAAAGAAAGACTATCTTTTCTCTGAATCATTAAATATTTAATAATTCCATTGTCAATTTTGTAACATATAACCCCAAAACTCATTATAGGTCTCACACAATCTTTATACAAATGACCGTTTATACCACAATTTCTACATGTTTGTGGTCTTATATAATGTTTTTTTTCACAATCACCATCTTTTTTTTTCATACAAAAAGATATATTAATATACAATATATAGTTACAGTTTATATATGTTTGAAAAATTTATTCTAGACATGTTCTAATATATTTAATATTAATTGTTGGAAGAACTGGTTCACATTCCCATAAATGAGTTTTCAAGAAAGTTTGAATCTTATATTCTGTGGGATATAAATGTCTCATTCCATATTTGACATTTTCAAAGTATTTTCTATATTTGATATCCACGAGTTGTCTACTTTCATAGGGAAGAACAATAAGTAACTGAATATTTGAATCAATATTAATACGATGATTTTCAATTATTGGTTCTGTGTTTCCTACAAGATGATTCGAAATATCTTTAATAACAGGCGGGTATGTATATGGATAATACCATGTATCGTCATAATCTTTACATTTATAATAAGCATAAGTCCAGTAAATTCCTGTGATATAATTCAAACAAGCACTAGATACAACACTGGAGTCTTTTTGAATACATGTTCCAAATATATATTTGTAATAATTTTGTTTCCATTTTGATTGATCGGTATAAATTATGCTTGCAAGATTATCTTTATTTTTCATAGCATAATAATCGCTCGATTTCATGTTGTTGGTATTAGTCAATCTATAACTAATATATTTTTTACATTCTTCTACGATATCTGTGTCTTCTGATTTTGCAATTTGTTGAATAATATCGGTAAGTGTTTCGTAGTTTATTTTATCGTCTTGGACCAGTAATCCATATGTCTCATAAGAATTACCAGTATATTGAATAAGTTTATCAAGTCCATTTGATTTTAATTTAAGTGTCAACAAATGAGGAATGAAATCATTTCCAAGCAAAGAACACATTACACAATAAGATTCAACTAAATCAATACTATTTTTAGAATATATATCATTAAACATTTGCGAATCCAAAGACCATTTATGCACCATTTCGTTAACAATCGCTTTTCTCAAATTATCAATATTAATATAAGTTCGCATATCCGTTTCTCTCATAAGATGGATATTTTGACGATTACTCATCAACGAAAGAATAATTAAATCAGCATCCATACCATTAATAACTATGGATGAATTTGACTTTTCAGTCTTCAAAAGTTTAAATATTTTTTGTTCACCTTCACCATATTCGTCGCTCCCAGAGAAGGAGATGTTTTCAGTAGAGTATCTTAATTTTGTCCTGAAATTATTATTGAGTTCGTTCATGAAATTTGTTCCGGGTGTAATACAATTTGTATCCCAATTAACATCAGTTTTATCAATTTTATTTCTATAAACTGATAAATATCTTCTTTTTCTTTGTTGTATCATTTTCGCCAATGGGACACTGCCGTCAATACAAATAATAGTTTTTTGAGGTTTGATTGTCGCAATATCATCTTTAACTTTGTTATATAAACCATTAATGATTTCTGTATTTGTTGCTTTTGGTTTTTGCTGAAGAATAGATGCACAAACGGGATGAATAACGCCATTAAAATCTAGACAATAAATATCTGGTTGAAAATCAATTTTAGGAACAATAATATTATCATACTTTTTGACCAAGGTGTAAAAATAGAAAGGAATACCCATTGTTTTGTAAAATTATATAACAAAATGTCATTTTTTATTTTTCTTTGCATTGATATAGATAGAGAATAAATCGATGGGTATATTGGATTATTTTATAGGTACTCAACAATCTAAATATGCAAGTATTGCAATTTTTTCTGCAATTTTTGTAATATGTATGGCAATATTATTTACAAATACTGATGTACCACTTAGTCACAGAATAATGGTAATATTCTTTGTGTTCTTAATGTCTATTATACCGGTTGGCATGTCCTTATTTGAATTAACTTGCATTGTTACCGGATCAAAAAATAAACCATACAATATGTGTAATATTTTTGCATGGGCAGTTGCAGTAATAATGATAGTATATTCACTTATTCTTATAGTTTCTGTATTGTTTTCTTTATTTACATATAAGAAGGCAATATATAAACTCGAAATGGACAATACTTCCAAAATAGTTACAAGCGAAGATGCTGACAAAATTGCCAAAAACATTCTCGAAGAAGAAACAAATAAATCTTCTCAGGAAAAACAAATCAAACAATATGATCAAGTTGCCAATGTGGAAGTCCCTGAAGTTACCCAAGAAATAGGCGGGTTCGATAACGATGGTTCATTCATGGAATTTGGTAATAGTGAAAATTATATAGATAACAAAATTATAAAAGAACATTTCAAACCTTCCGAAGAAGATGTTGGCCCAGAACCTTTTTCTGTTGACTCTGAGTCATTTGCAACATTATGATAGTTATTTTTTTGAATTCTACTTAAAAACAAATCATATATTCATATATGATACATTATTTATAATGAATGAATACAGAAACATGTATACAGAACTATACAAAGAATGGTTTGAAAATAAATTATTTTGGTTCGAAAAAAATCCAGATACGGATATTTATTTATCAAATAAATATTTCCCGTCAATTGAAAACAAGTTGAATATAGATATGAATTTACCACAAGAGGAATTGTCGGTATTAATTGGAATTATTTTGGCATATGACCAAATCCCAAGACATTATAACAGAATACATCCAATTGATGTTAACAAATATTCAGAAGTTGCTGCAAATACAACTTCTGCATTAATACAACATATTTTAACAGACAAAGAGTTTTTTCATGAAATAACTGCAAACGAATGGTGTTTTATTATGTTGCCATACAGACATTTGTATAATATGCGTAAAATTTACAAGTTGATAACATTTTTCATTGAAAAACATAACTGTAATCATTCATCTATCACAGACAAGGGTATTTACAAAAGATTTCTAAGAAATACCCTTTCAAAAGTCTATAAAGTAATATCTTCAAAAACAATTAATTTGCAAAAAGAAAAAGAAGTATGTAATATTATCAATTGTCATAATCAATGGTCGGAATTCCAAGACATATTGTGTTTCAATCCAATGTGCCCTATTATTCTGAAAAGCGAACATTCACATATTGATAATACATTTCAAGAGGAATTGAAGCATCTTCCTGAAAAATGCGATATAATAGTATCAATTTCTGGAGGAGTAGACAGTATGGTTTGTCTACTTTTGACAAAAATCTATGCTCCTGAAAGAAATGTCACATGTGTTCATATAAATTACAACAATAGGCACGAATGTTCACTTGAAACAGAATTGATAAAGAAGTTTTGTTCGATTTTGAACACGAGATTTTATTATAGGAAAGTTAAAGAAATATCGCGGGAAAAATGTCATGGAACTGGACTTAGAGATATGTATGAAGATATTACAAAACAAATAAGATTTGATATATATAAACAAGTTATGTCGACAGAAGGATATGATCTTGGAAATACGTATGTTATTATGGGTCATAATGCAGACGATTGTTTTGAAAACATAATAACAAATATAAATAACAAACACAGTTACAATAATTTACGCGGTATGGAAAGAATATCTCAAATAGACGATATTATGTTTTTCAGACCATTGTTGAATGTTCGTAAAAGCAACATAATCGATTTTGCACACTCTAATAACATACCATATTTAAAAGATAGTACACCAAAATGGTCAACAAGAGGAAAAATAAGAGATAATGTCCTTCCTGCTATAGAAAGTATAAACAAAAATACAATAGAATCATATTTTAATTTATCCGACCATTTGCTAAGATCAGATAAATTAATTAAAAATTATATCATACCACATGTGATAAAGTCATTTACAAATCATGAAAATTCAATCATAGGTTATTTTGATACATGTGAATTATCACAACTTGTTCACGAATATGATGTCTGGAAAACAATATTTTTATCGGATAGTTTTGAAACTGTTTTTGAAAAACGAAATAGTTCACATAAATCAATCAAAGAGTTCTCAAATTATTTATCGCGATATATTTCTGGTAACAATAGAAGCAGATGCAAATTCATTTTGCGAAAAGATATAGATGTTACAATCGAGTATCGCGAAAACAAATTGAAATTATCATTTATTAAAAACGATTAGGTAAAGTTTTTCTTATTTTCACATCAGACGGTTTCCATGAAATATATATAGTATTGTCATTTGGGTGTGGCAGAATTTGTACCATAAATCCATTTTTCCTTAAAGAATCAACAATATATTCACAGCATTCAAAAACATTATATAAAGGATACCCGAGTAAAAAAAAGGGGGTTTCAAAAAAGACATTCATCCCCCCTTGTTCTGCAATAATTTTGATTTTATTATGACATTTTTCAAGTATTTTGTTAAAAGTTTGTGTCCGTATTCCTTCTTTCTTTTTTTTCATAGAATACAAATCAGATATGCAAATACTGGGATTCATGTCTTTTAAATATATGCGATACAAAAAAACTTGTATATTCTTCACATTGTGTAAAAACAAAAAATGACAAATTATAATAGAGCATATATAAATCAATATGTATCATCAAGATTGGGAACCTGTAACAATTCATTCGTCAGAAAGTAAAAAGAGAGAATCGAGACCACAAAATAGACCAGGTACAAAAAACTTCCAACGACTTTGTGAAGATGATATTCCACAATTGGTTACCATTACAAAAGAACAATCTGTTGCACTTCTTGAAGCGCGAAATTCTCAAAAACTGTCACAAAAAGATCTTGCCAAAAAACTGAATATTGACGTATCGACCGTTCAACAATACGAAAATGGAAAAATTAAAAACTTTAACAAAAAATTGTACACAACAATGATGAGAAATCTTGGTGTTAAAGTTTAATCATCTCTATATTTGAATCGTTTATTATCTATTCTTGAAAGTAAATATTTTATTTTTGCAAAAAGATTTTTTTGGAATACGAATATCATTGCAACATACAATGTTCCGTCTGCAAGTTGTTTAGTTTTATTTCTGTTTGCTGACTCAAAAGGAGATGGCAAACTATTGACTGATTGAACAGTAACATAAACAAAAATAGATAAGATAATAATATGACTAAATATATCTAATAATAAAGAAAATATAGAAATATCTTTGTAACATGAACTATGAAAATCTCCATAAATAGTGTCAATTGACAATCCGATAATTATAGCAAGTATAATGTAAATAATATTACAAAAAATTAATTCACCAATATTGATAATATGATCAAAAATAAATTTTGACATTTTCTATATAAATGTATTTATAATTTTTTTGGTAATTGATTTGAAATAAATTTCATTAATTCTTCAACATTACGTTGACCACCAAATTCAACATTCTTATCACCCATGAAATAAACAGTAGGTGCTCCTGATATGTTCAATTCGTTTACTTTGGATTTATTCTCAACTGCATGAATATCGTATTTGACTAGTTTGACTGGTAATTTTTTCGCAAGAACTTCTTTTTCCAAAGACTTCCAGACTTCATCGAATTCAGTACAGTGGGGGCACGATTTCATGTAAAAGTATCCGATAGTTACATCATTAGAGAACATTTCAACGTTTATTCTGTTAGACATTAACAAATATGCCATCAATCCGAACAAAAAAACACCTAAAAATACGTAGAAATAATTGAGATATTTCTGATTAGTCTTTGATATTTTTATTTTCATTGTCTAATAAAAGAAAATATTAAAATTCTATCTTTTCAGTTGTTTACTTTTGTTTTTCGATAAAATGATTGTATTGTCAATATTATTATTTGTCTTTTCATAAAAAGACTGTATTAATACATCAACATTTTCATCATCTATCGTATAAGATATACCAATGAAGTTGAATGAAGAAAACTGACAATATTGCAAAAATTTGTTGAAATTCTTTTTTGTCATCAAAACTACACGATTGTCAATGATGTCGTAGTTGATATTCAAATCATGTTGTTCAAAAATGATTACATTGTGATTATTCGCTTCGAATAATTTATAAACAATATCTATCTCTTCGTTATCGTCAACTATTATAATTGATCTATATATAAGTTCATTCTGATATATATTATATTCAATAAAATCAACAAAATCCGTTATCAGTTCTGTCATTGATTGTTATACAACAATTCTTCTTATATATTTTATGATATAAGAGTTTATAAGATAGTCATAATTATAATGTTGAATGATAATGATATTATAACAATTGACGTTTCTATTTTTCAAAAACAACTTGGGTCGTTTAACAATCTTAATATTTCGCCGAGTAGTTTGAAAAAAAAACAAGAACTAGAGTCTTCGTATTCTTGTTTTTTATCCAATCATGAAAATAAAATTACAGAATGGATAGAAAAAAAGCATCATCAAAATAAATATTGGAAAGATCATAAACATTACGTTACACCAAAACCGAACAATAGACTACATATTCTACCGTCGAACTTTACAGAAGAAGATAAATCAAAGAAAAAATTCACTGGGTTTTTGAATAAACTTACAGAATCAAACTCAAGTACAATTATTCCACAAATTCAACAGGAAATATCAAATAGTTCACAGAAGGATGTTTTGTATAAAATAATTTGGAATTTTATTGAAAAATCGTCAGAAAAAAAATATATACAATTATTGAATTACTATGATAAAGAATATAATATGATTCATTTCAAAAAATATATTTCAGACAATGAATGGTATCCCAGTGAATATATTTTAAATAAAAACATTCTAAATCTCTCCGAGAACGAATATGATATTTATTGTCAATATGTTAAATGGAAAAAACAGCAGATAAATATTTTAAAAGGATGGTGTAGTTTTTGGGATAAAAAGGAAAACATTGAGCATTTTGAAACACTGACAGGAAATATTGTAAATTTTCTCGAAAGTATTCTAATAAATATTTCAAAAGAGAAGAAGCATTTGGCCGATTATTGCTTAGAATATCTATTTGTTATTATGAATCACAATAAATATGAAAAATATTCCGAAAGATTACACCAAATTCCTTTATCAAATCTAGAATCTTCTTCGAAGTTCCTTCTTAAAAACTTACTTGAAATTTAGTTCAAAAAGTACATGTTGTACATTATTTTTGGTTTTTCAAAATAATAATTAAAATGTAAAGAATATCATAGAAATGTACTTTTTCAAAATAGTCAATTCTTTTTTCCCATCTTATATATAGATAAAGAATGCAGAATATATCATTTGCATATTTAAGTAATATATTTTTAAACCTTTTTGTATTTTTCTTGTTGATTGCAGCGTACACTTATGTTGTAAAACTTGAAAATATTGGATGCGTGTGCTCGGTTCATCCCAATAGAGATTTTATCAAAATGTTTAGTGTTATTGCATTTGTGTTTTTGATCTTTATAACATTTATACCTACATCAGTTGTACTTCAAATGTTTGGTGAACAAATAGCAATTTTATATACATTATTAAAGATGGCATTTTATATCATATGTATCGTTTACTTTTTCATGATAATTGATTATACGCGTTTTTTAGTAAATGAGAAATGCAAATGTTCTGAAGATATTCGTAGAGAACTTATCATGGCAGGTTCAATTATAGAGGTTATATTGATGCTCTTAACTCTATTTGTTGTCATAATACTCCCTTTAACAGTAAATTCTGTTTTATTTATTCTTGAAAATGCCGATACATATGAAAAAAGTATGTCAAAAGATTTGAAAACACCATTCAAATCTTTAAAAGGAGTATCTGCAAAATTGAAAAAAGCCAAGTTTAATATAAAACCTTTCAAAAAATAAATATTTATAAATTTAATGTTCGAGAATTTTTATTTCTTTTTCCACCTTTTAGTATTTTGATATCTGCTGTATCTTCAATTATAGATGTAATTTCTTCATCACTTACCGAAAGTGTTTCAATGTTATTTTGTTCTTGTTCAAAAGATATTTTATTGTGCATATTATTTATAATGTTATCTACATCTCTAGAAGGTCTCTTATTAGAAACAACAGACATTTCATCGTCGTCTCTGAAGTTTTGTCGTTGAGACCCTCCACTTATGTTATTGAATAGATTGTTGACCATTCCAAAAAGTCCAGAACTTCCCATACCTGTCTGTGAATTCTGTGGTTGAGTATTGCCTGATATGTATTGTTTTGCAGCCGCTGCTTGAAATTGTTTCATCAAATCAGGATTTGATTTTAGTACATTCTCAACATTTGGAAGCGGACTTTCTTTAAACATTCTATTGGTTAAATGAAACATAAATGCACTGCCTGATAATGATATGAATAATCTCAATTCGGGTGACATTTTTTTCCCAGAAGACTTATATTTATGATGAAGTTCCTCAAAAATATCGTCATAATCATTGATATTTTCATGAACTTGTTCCGACCATCCTTCTAATCTTGCTGAAACAGGATCATATCTTGTATTCAAATATTCGGTTCCTGTTACAAATGCCATCATCATTTTGCGTTGAAATCTGATAGATGCATCAATTTCTTTTTCCCTTATAATTTTATTATATTCTGTCCTCATTTCTTCTAAATCAGATTCCATACTAAATTTAAAGGGAAGTCTAAATCCTTTTGATTCTAATCTATCCATTTGATACAAAAGGTCTCTTTTTTCATTTAATTCATTTACCATACTGTGTTTCTTTTCTTTCCTTATTGTTTCGTAAACATTGTTATTGTCTTCCATTTCACTTTGAACACTTTCATCTTCATCAATATCAGAATTATCTGTATTACTGTTTTTATATTCTGGTTCTGATTTGGAAGATGATGTAGTTCCTGATCTTGAAGAAGATCTTGAAGAAACAGATGATCCAGAAGACATAGACATTACTTCGTTACTGATCTTTTTTTTGTTATATAACATATCTTTATTATTGAAACGAGAACTTTCAAAATTATTTGGGGATGAAAAACTAAATGGTGCTTTATTAAATGAATTCGACATCAATGTTTATAATATCCTTTATTTTAATACTTTTATATAATTATATGAAATTTGTACGCGAGAACAAGTTTCAAAAGAATAAATTAAAATAGTACATGTATGACAGTTTTTACAAAATAATAATATTGTTTTTATTTTTTCTGAAATTTTATAGAAATGTACTATTTTAGCAACGACATAAACGTTAAATTAATATTAATTAATATTAAATGATATATGTTAGTTTTGATATTGGGTTGAAGAATTTAGCACTTTGTATCCTTCGTGAAGAAGAAAAGGTAAGTATAATAGATTGGCAAATAATTTGTCTAGCAGAATCAAAAAAACAATTCAAGGGGATTAACAATATTTCAGATGTTATCTATTGTGAACTAGATAATATTATGGGAAAATTGGAAACGATTAATATAAATTATATAGATTATGTTATTATTGAAAATCAACCAAGTAATCTCAATGGTATCATGAAAACGATTCAACATCTTATATTTTCGTATTTTAATTTATTGAGACATTGGGATAAGCGTGTTGGAAATGTTATCTTGATTAATCCCTCGCTAAAACTACAAAATCATTCATTTGTACCAACTTTGCAAAAAGCAGCAAACACTTCAAAACAAGAAAAATACAAAATTACTAAATTAAATGGTATTGAGGTTTGTTCATATTATGTTCAGAACGATGCAAAACTTAAGAGTTTCTTACTGTCCCATAAAAAAAAGGATGATCTGTCTGATACATGTTTACAAACCTTGTCATATATTCGTAAAATGGGGAATAATGTTGAAGAAGTTTCTTTGGATATGCAAAATTTTTTAGAGATTATTTAGTATTTAAACATTTTCTTATAAATTCCATACTCTGTTTATCGAATTTCGATATTTTTTTTTCAATAATTATGTTTGTTAATTTTTTCCAAAATCTGTCATTTTTATACTTCTTATTTATGGAATTTACTTTTTTCAGTTTTTTGTAATACCATTTGTGTCTCAATTCGTTTATTTCATCGCAATATTTGCTAGTAGAATCGTATTGGCATATTTTATTTGTATATATATATTTATCAATTGTGTCTTTAAAGTTAGCATTATTTAAAGAATCTACTTTCAAATCAATCCAAGCATCACAAAAATGTATAGAATTATATGATGGACATAGAATGAAATTTGAATTATAATCTATAAATACATCATTATTATCTATAATTATTATATTACTCCGATCAAGAATATTGTTTTTGTTATTTTTTTGGATCATAGGAAGAATTTTATTCACAGATTTCTTGTATTGTCCTGAACTATCAAGGATACAATCATTTCTTGAAAATATAGGACGATTTAGTTTTAAATTGTGAGTTTTTTCAATAAGATTTATTTCTTTTGTTGCCCACTCTTTTTCAGAAGCAGTGTATATATAAAATTGACTATTTGGAAAATAACTTCTTATATTTGTTATAAAACTTTCAAAGAATGGTCTTATTAATTTTGATTGAGGTTGGTAAGATTCTTGAAGTTGTTTGTTTAAGGTTGTTCTAATTTTATTTTTCTTTGCGACATTTTCAATGTTTTGAATTATAGTTTGATATATACAATCACCTATAATTGTACCATCCAAATCCAGAATAAATATTAAAGGATTTTGAGATATCATGTCTAATACTCAAAAAGAAAAAAATGAGTTATATATTTATAATTTCATCATTCTATTCGGATATGTCTTCTGAATTATCAAAAGTAGAATTGCTTGCTATGATCAAACAATATAATAAAAACAATAGTGACAAGATCAAAAACATAGATAAAATGAAAAAAGAAGAAATTATGCAGATTTGTCAGAAGTACAATATCATTCCTACAAATGTTGATAACGATATAAAAATAAATTTGTCGAATATATCTAAAAAACATTTGTTACAAGATATAGAATTATTTTTTCTGAAAAAAGGTCAACCTCTTCCGAAAGAAATTAATCAAATGAAAAGGAATCAATTGGTTGAATATATGGAAGAAAACGAAATCGAACATTATACACAATCAATGATAATAGAAGAGATACAAAAATATAATAAACAAAACCATGATAAAAACGTTATTTATTACAATATCATGTGTTATGATAATGTAAATATTGATGAAATAGATAATGATAATCTTGAACAATTTATTAAAAACAATAACTTGGATGAAAATATTGATAATTTGCAGGCAACATCCATATTTCTATCTAAAATATATTCTTCATTGGAAGAATTTTGTAAAAATACAAATAATGAATACAAACCACATAAACTCAAAAGTTTTCCCAAAGTTATACAATATATAGATTTACTTATAACCAAAAAACGTAGATGAAAATGTTGTAAAAAAAAATAAATACTTAGTATTAGAGTTAAAGACGTATGTCTGGTCAAAAAGAACCTTCTTTTGGTGTGAAAGCATTGAATTCAAGTTCAGTTGCAAATTTTTCATCAACTGAAGATGATTCTTATATTCTGATTGTTGCGAATAATTGCAATACTCCTGTTGATAATGGAAATTCATATGATAATACTTATAACAATAATAATAGAGCAGCACTTTTTGGCGTCAATTTGCTTGAATCAACACGTAACCAAGAAGCATATATTGGAATAAGAAATAATAATTTAGCAAGAAAAATTGCTAAATTTAATAGTGATTGTATAAATTTAGATGTAAATACAGTTATCAACGGAAATATTCTTCCATCGGCATCATCTATATTTGATTTGGGTTCAAGTTCAGAAAAATGGAATTCTCTTTTTTTGAATGATAAAGTGGTCGCAAATAAAATAATAGGTGACGGATATGATATAACAAATTTAAATTTGAATGAATATGATACATCTTTTTTAAAGGAAGGAACTAATTTATATTGGACACAAGAGAGATTTGACGAATCTTTGAGACAAATCTCTCTTGATAACATTAATCAAGGATCATCAAATACTTCTATCACAAATAATACTTTTAATGGAAATCTTGTAGTAGATGGATTATTATCAGTTAAATCACTTTTTATCGAGGATTTTGAAAGATTTAGAGAAGATAACCCATCGTTTTCGAATATAGAATTGACATATAATATAACACAAGTAATTGCGAAAAATACGTCAGTTGTACCTGAAGGATCAAATTTATATTTTACTAATAAAAGAGTTCAAGATATTGTAGATGTTGCAAAAAATACATTACAATCAGAGATAAACTCTAATTCAAATGTTTTTTCATATAATATATCTGTATTAAAAGAAGATTTGATCAAGTATGTTGATTCGCAAAATGATACAATAACTTCAAATTATTTTAATAGTAAATATGAGGAATTGTATAATGAAATAATTAATACATCCAATTTCTTTAAAAATGAAATTAGTTCTAACAAATTATTTTTCGAGCAAGAAATTGACGAGAAAACAAAAGAAATTTATGAAGTTATTGCGGCACAAGAACTACTTGTAACAGGAACAGCAGAAACTATAATTAAAAATACATTACCACCTTATCGAATTTTGATTACTGACGGAAGCGGTAAAGCTACATCTACAACAAATAATCTTACAATAAATGAACTAAATAGTTTGAGAAATATTCAAGGCAATATTCATGATACATTTACAAATTTAAGAAAAGACATTGTGTCATTGACATTGGATCAAATTCAACAAGGGAATAGTAGTAAATCAATTATAGATAATATATATGATGACGATATGACAGTTAATGGAACTTTAAATGTATCCAATTTAAATATATTTGGAAGTGCAAATTCAATTTCCACAACTGTTTATAATGCAGAACAATTATTGATTGAAAATTTTAATTCAGTCATACCATCTGTAAAGATAAATCACTCGAGTTTGACAGCATCAACAAATATGATTGAAATTAAAAATAGAACTACGCCGGTATTTTACATTGCTTATAACAACAGAATTGCAATAGGTAAAACACAACCAGGAAGTTTATTAGATGTGAATGGGACAATAACAGGAAATATTTTCAAGGGTTCAGGAGAGTTACTAACTAATGTTTATCTTGGTGATAAATCAACAACGAATTTGAAAGAAGGTGAAAACTTGTATTTTACAAAACAAAGAGTTAATGATGAAATAAATCTTGCGACATGTGATAGAATTTCACAAGGAACATCAAATAAATTTATAATTAATAATGAATACAGAAATAATTTGACTATTGGCGGTGGTTTAGTTGCAGATTATTTATATTTGAATGGTGTAAAGTTTACAGGTTCAAACTATGTACCTATATTACATATTGATAATATGGTTGACGGAACTAGTAATAAAATGATTATTAATAATGTATATGATAATGATTTGAAAGTAAACGGAACACTTGAGGCAAATAATTTGTTAATTCATAACAATATATCACTCATTAATAATTCAATTTATTCATCAGAATGTCTCGATATAATGAATTATACAGATTCGCCATCTATAAACATTCTGCAAATTGGTACTGGCGACATTGTTAAAATTCAAAATGATTACAAAAACCTTTTTGTGATGAAAAATAATGGTTTTTTAGGAAATGTAGACGATCCTTTGTATAATATTGATATTTCGGGAACAATTCAATCTTCATATTTTAAAGGAAACGGACAGTTTTTGTCAAATGTGAATATTGGTGATAATAACACTAATGAACTGAAAGAAGGCACTTGTAATTTATATTTTACACAAGAGCGTGTTTATGAAATTTTATTCAGCAGTAACTATTATTCATCAAATCCATTTACACCATATATGGATAAAGTTTATGATAATACACTTTATGAAATAAACAAATTAGAAAAGGCAATATATGGAATTGATCTTGATCACGTAGTACAGGGATCTAATAACAAATATATTGTGAATAATATATATAATGATTCTTTACTTATAGATGGGACATTAACAGTAAGACAAATAAAAATAATAGACGATGA